TCTGTATCATCAAAAATTGAATGGTAGACCGGAATCATCCACATTGTCAGGAATGTTCATGAATCCGTCCCCTGTTGGCACTGCCTGCTGTTTTGCCTTCCGACCTTTTTCTAATGAATTGTCACTGCCCTTGCTTTCAACAAATTCGTGTTCAAGAACAAGACATTCGTTTGTGTACACCTTATTGCCATCCTTATTTTCATAGCTTCCGGTTCTCCATTCACCGACAACTGCTATCTTCATTCCCTTGAACAGGTATTTTTCAACAAATTCTGCTGTCTTTCCAAGAGCTGTACAATTTATGAAATCTGCATCAGGTTGTCCATCAGTCTTAAATCTTCTGTTAACTGCAAGATTATATTTTGCAACCGCCATCTGCCCATTGGCACTCTGCGAAAATCTCACGTCTGGGTCCCGTGTTAAACGCCCTATTAATGTAACCTTATTCATTCTTGGCATCCTCCTCAATTTCCGCGTTTATTGCTTCCGTCAGGGCACTTGCCGTCCTTGGCTGCTCAAACCATTCTGACACTTTTGTTTCCTTGTTCTTTATTCCGTTAAAAATGCCTATCATTTCAAGCAATTCTTGTTCCGTTATTGATTCAACCGTGTGGTTCAGTCTCTTCTCCAACTGTTCCTTTGACACTCCCAGTTTTTGAAATGCCACAACCATGTTGTTGACCTTGTCAATGAATGGAATTGTGTTGTCACCTGCAAGCGTCTTCTTGCATTCCTGAATGCAGGCTTCCACCAAATCCGGAGGAAGAATTGCAAGAATTCTGCTTCGTAATCTTCTTGCCCCCATGTTTGCATTTAATTCATAAATGTCCCTTTGACTTTTCAATTCAGTGTTTCCGTACTTGCTTTCACGAATGTGCTTGTTTGTAAAATTCTGCAATGACATGGTGTTTGTTTCCAAGTCCCAACAATATGCCTGCATTTCCGACTGCCCATTACTGTTTGACAATTCCTTTATTCCATAATCCAGATTGCCGTAACATCTCGCCAATTCTTCCGCAAATCTTATTGTTACTCCTGTAATTGTTTCCTTTCCTCTTGGATATGAATAAAATGCCTTTGAAGCCAGGCCTGTTCTTTGACAACTCTGTATCGCCTTTGCGAATGCTTCCGTTTCATTTCTTGGAAATTTCTTTGCTATCAATAGCTTTCCCTGTGCTTCAGCTACTGCCCTGCTGCTTTCTATTGCAACCGTTCCCTGATTTATGTCACTTGTTGGCAGACTGTTTCCAGCCTGCACCACAACCTCATTTCTTTCTTCCATAGTGTTCCTCCTATAACTCTATTACTGTCAGATCATCATCATCCGTTGTTCTTGTGGCAATGAACTGTAATCCTTTTTCCTTGCATTTCTTATACAGTTTTTCCCTCATTTCAGACGCAAGTCTCTCAATTCCATCAATCAATATGATGTGCAATCCGTTTGGATTCTGAATTGCGACGTCAACACACAAATTGAGTTTTTCTCCATCAGACAAATTACTTACCGGAAGATTGTTTATCAATGGAATTCCATCAACAACAGTAAGACCTTCTATCGGTATTGAACATTCCTCCAAAATTTTACCCGGAAGGTTCCTTGCAAGCTCAATCTTTGCCGTAAGCTCACTTGAACGTGCCATTAACTGCTTAACCTCACCTTCAAGTCTTTCCATTCTTCTATATTCGTTAATGTGAGCCTTCATCTTTTCCACACTGGAAACTTCTTTTTCCATTTCTGATGTGTCCGTAATCTCCATGTTCGCATATTTTTCATATGCCTTTAAGTCTGCAATGTGTTGAGCCATCTTTTTGTCGTGCTCCGCTTCTATCACCCTTAATTTTTCTTCTTTTCTTAATGAGAGTGCTTTCTGCTGTTCCATTAATAGTTCTATCTGATGTTTTAAATCCGCCACTGTGTCACTTATTCTTTTTTCCTCTGCACTAATTTCCTTTTCAAGAGCTGATTTGGCTATCTCCCTTTCTGCATCTATTCCCCTTGTCGTGTTTGCCTGATTCTGAATGATTAGCCTTGCCCTTGAAATCTGATTGTTCTTGCTCTTTATGGTTTCGATTGTTTTGTAGGCTTCTCCAAGATTTGCCTTTTCCCAACGTTCAACATCATATTCTGCTGGAATTGTCCTTGCTATGTCTTCAATGAATGCCTTCTTGTTTCTTATGTCCCTGTTAAGGTCCTGTCTCGATTTAAAATACTCGCCCTTTTCACTCTGAATGTCTGACAAAACCTTAAGTATGTTCTGGTCATAGTCAATCCATGAAGGTATTTCTCCAAACCATTCCCTTATGGTGTTTAAATCCCAGTCAAAATCAATCATGTCTAAGATTATTGAGTTTTGCTGCTGTTTTGACATTTGTAAAAACTCAACTGGATTTAACTGCAGGTTCGTGAATAATTCTCTTAATAATGTTTCAGGACTGTTAACGCTGACCCCTGACTGTTTGATTGATTTATAATCTGCCTGATTTACCCTGCATTTTCTGTCAATGCTTAAACCGGTGTCGGTTTCAATGATTATTTCGCCTTCAGTTTCCCCTGATCTTACTATGTAATCCCTGTCGGATTTGTTTGTTAATGCATACTTTATTGCATCTATTACGGAACTTTTCCCAACTCCGTTCTTTCCTATTAATTCAATTGATTTTCCGTCTGCATCATATTCCCTGATTCCAAACAGGTTCTTAATCTTTATTTTTGTTATGTTCATTTAGTCCTCCTGATTTATTTCTCATAATCTTTTCTTATCCAAGCCGGCAATGAAAGACTGTTTATGTCTCCATTGATTCCGTTGTATCCATACCAGTTGTCATTTTCCCTGCAGTAGTGATATGTTCCCAAATACTCCCTGAAAAGGTCCTGCCCCCTTAACATCATGTATTCATCAGCCTGTAAAATGTTAACTGCATAAGGAGGCTTCTTTTCAATGGCAATAAACACGAAACAACACTTTTTATTAATGTTTTTGCTCACTCCTTCACAGTACATGTATGCCTGAAGGTCATATCCATACTCCACTGCCTTTTTCATGAACATGTCCGTTCTTGCACTTTCGCAGGTCTTTAAGTCTGCAATGATTGTTGTTCCACCTATTTCTGTCATTATGTCCGGTCTGCACTTGCATTTCTCACCTGTCATTTCATCCGTCCAAAAAAATGACTGCTCATGTTTTCCTTCCAGCAGTTTTCTTGCAATTGGTATTTCATTGATCGAGGCTGCCATCTGCCTTATGGCGTCCATGTCGTCCTGCTCCACAAAAAACTTTCCTTCATTTTCTGCCAAAAACTGTCTGTATGTTTCCTTTCCTTCCTTGGTTCTCTTGTCACAATTTGGAATGATTGCATATTCTTCCTTAAATTTTTCAGGTTCCAAGACATAAGAATGTAGTGCTATTCCGAACAATAGTGCCTTACTTTGCTCTGCCGGGTTCTCCTGTTCATATTTAAAATGTTTTGGACTTCTTGATATTTTAAATAAGTCTGACCTTGATATTCCTTCTGCTTCCCTGTATTCCTTGTTAGTCATTCTGCACCTCCAACATTTCGTCCGTGCAGTGCATCATCAATGTAACCAGTATCACCATTCCCAGAGCCACAAGTAACTGCCCTGCCTTGCTGTCTACCTCAATCCAGCCATTGACTAACATCACTGCTCCTGTTATTACTCCTATTACCACGTTCTTGAATCCGTTAAGTACTCTGTACTTTTCAGCGATAATGTGGTAATCTTTAAGTGGTTTGTTTTTTGAGCTTGAACGTATTGCAGTACATTCAGGCTCTTTTCTTTTAACTTCTTTCACTTCAAGTCTTTTGTTTGTTTCCATTGTTTCTTTTTATCCTCCTGTTATTTACTAATTGTTTTGATTATGTCCACCAATTCAATCACCCCTTTCTCTTTTGCGTAGATTATAATTATGGAAAGTATTCCCTAATCTCTTTAAAATTTCTTCTGCTTTTTCGTTAGACACTATACAATCATCATGAATGATTATTTGTGTTCTTCCGATATTAAATTCCTCTACTACCATCCCCTAACCTCCTTCTGTTCTTTTTAATAAGATATGTTTATTTGAATTTGTCCTATTCCTACTTACATTTTGATGAAGTAATCCATTACAATTATTAATCACGTTCCAGCACAGCCCATATTTTATTTCTTTTTATCTTCCATTGTGGTTTCTCCTAAAACTGAAAATCTCTTGTATAAAATGTGTGATACCAAATTCTTAATGCCCGCTCGTTCTTGTACCATCTAATAAAAGGTTGGTAGTCTGCGTGTCCTCTTTTTTTTCTCTTAATGCTCCAGCCGTTACTGTGCTTTTTGAATTTTAATGTCATTGTATATCCTCCTATAATTTCCACAGCGCCTGCACAATCAAGGCATTGACTGTTAAGCCTTTCTTCTTTGCCAGCTCCTTTAACCTCTTGTGTAACTCCACTGGTATTCTTATTGTTGTCTGTATCATTCTGTACTCCTTTCGTTTTGGTATCATAATGATACGACTTTTACCGAGGTTTTCCTTGTGCTGTAGGCACGAGGTTTGTCAACATTTTTATAAGATAAATTAACGAATCTGTTCGATAATATCTCTAATCATTGATGTTCCTGAATCCATATGAACGTTTGCAGTTTTCACTGCTCCGTACCAGAAAGTCGCCACAACTGTTTCGTTGTCTTTGTTGTATTTCAAACTTTCCAATTCCTGAAAATCTCTTGTTTCCTGTAATACTGGTACTAATAAATCGCATATTTTCTGTTTATCTTCCATTGGTTTCTCCTCTTTTTCTTTACGTATCGTGTTTTACTTTCCGTAATATTTTACGTATCGTGTACTTATTCGGCAAAAAAAATTTCTTCAACTGTTTTGTTATAGTAATTAGCTATTTTTAATTTAAGAGGATCTCTTGGAACTCTTTCACCTGCTTCATACATTGCAATAGCTGATTTGCTTACACCAATTGCGTTTGCAACTTCTTCTCTTTTACGTTCCCCTCTTAGTTCTATTAGTCTTTGTCCTATAACTTTTGTATTCACTTTATCACTTCCTTTACTTTTTTTAATAATATGTTATAATTAATTTAATCACTTGGGCGACTTAGCAGGAATGTTAAGAAGTGTCGCCCTTGTGTGTCTTTGTTATTTACCGC